GGATGGCAAGTAGCGGCTGCTAACAACACAAGCAATCAAACATACCCAGACCAGTCACTATATCCAGTTGATTCAGTGCCACGTGTAGTTAAAGGCATTAACAATGCTTTCCGTCGTGCCGATCAAATTCAACACAGCGAAAATCATAATGAATTAGGTTACTTGGGCACAGATTATTTCTTGCCAATTGTAGCCGATGCCGAAGCAGGCTTCGGTGGTGCGTTGAACGCATATGAGCTAATGGCTGCTATGATTGAATCAGGTGCAGCCGGTGTTCACTTCGAAGATCAACTAGCGAGTGAAAAGAAATGCGGCCACTTAGGGGGCAAAGTTCTTGTGCCCACAAGTCAAATGATTCGCACATTGAATGCCGCACGTTTAGCCGCAGACGTTGCTGGTGTTGATACAGTTATCATGGCTCGCACTGACGCAGAAGCAGCCACGCTTATTACATCAGATCACGACCCACTAGACAAGGATTTTGTTATTAATGAACGCACTGAAGAAGGCTTTTACAAATTTAAAAACGGTATTGATGCTTGTATTAGCAGAGGTCTTGCTTATGCCCCTTACGCTGATCTCCTTTGGTTTGAAACTTCAACACCAGATATCGCACAAGCTAGAAAGTTTGCTGATGCCATCCATGCTCATTACCCTGATCAAATGCTGGCCTATAATTGCAGTCCTAGTTTTAATTGGCGTAAGTTTTTGAGTGAAGCCGAGTGCGAATCGTTCCAACGTGAGCTAGGAGAACTAGGCTACAAGTTCCAGTTCATTACACTAGCAGGCTTCCACTCCGTTAACCTTGCTACATTTGAACTTGCTGAAGCATACCGAGCACGTGGCATGGCTGGATACAGTGAAATGCAACAACGTGAGTTTGCCGCACAAGAACGTGGCTTTACAACAGTTAAGCATCAACGTGAAGTGGGTGTTGGATATTTTGACTTGATCTCAGAAGCAGTGGGCGCCACATCCACTGTTGCTAATAAAACCTCAACAGAAGCAGATCAATTTCATTGATGCGAAAATTTTGGAGGTTATGGGCAAAGGCACTGGGAGAAAAAACCGGGGCAACTAAACAAGAAGCAGATCGAATCGCCTGGATTAGGACAGCGATTGTTTTGAGTTATATAATAACAAACCTGTTCATTGTAGCAGGTGTAATAAGGCATTGGTAACATGAGCAAACAACAATACAATTTGAAAACAAAAACAGACTACTTACATCGCAAGATGTTCCTGGATCCAGCTGGTCCTGTGACTATTCAACGCTTTGAAGAAGTCAAATACAACAAGTTGGCCAAATACGAACAAGAGGCACGTGGATTCTTTTGGGTACCAGAAGAAATCTCCTTGACCAAAGACGCACAAGACTTCAAGGACGCAAGTGATACAGTGAAGCATATTTTTACGTCTAACTTGTTACGTCAAACAGCACTAGACAGTATTCAAGGCCGAGGCCCGAGTCAAATCTTTACTCCTGTGTGTAGTATTCCTGAACTAGAAGCAGTAATGTATAACTGGAGTTTCTTTGAGACTAACATCCATAGTCGCAGTTACAGTCATATCATTCGCAACATCTACAACGTGCCCAAGGATGTGTTCAACACCATCCATGACACACAGGAAATTATCGACATGGCATCTAGCGTGGGCAACTACTATGATGACTTGCATAGAATGAATTGCCGGAAGGAACTAGGACTTGATACAGTCTCAGATGCTTCATACATCAAAGCAATCTGGCTAGCACTACACGCAAGTTACGCACTAGAAGCATTCCGCTTCATGGTATCGTTTGCCACTTCACTTGCAATGGTAGAGAACAAAATCTTCATTGGTAACGGTAACATCATTGGTTTAATTCTACAAGACGAAATCCTGCACAAGGAATGGACTGCTTGGATGATTAACCAAGTGGTTAAAGAGGATCCACGCTTTGCTGCTGCTAAAGCAGAGTGCGAAGCAGAGGTGTATCAAATCTACATGGACGTTATCCGTGAAGAAAAAGCCTGGGCTGACTACTTGTTTAATAAAGGTCCAGTGATTGGGTTGAACGCACAGATTCTCAAAGACTTTGTGGACTATACTGCGGCAGGTGCGCTGAAGGAGATTGGTATCAAGTATCAAGCTCCGGCACCAAAGTCAACTCCGATCCCGTGGTTCAACAAACACGTAAACACCTCAAACAAACAAACTGCACTGCAAGAGAATGAATCAACTAACTATGTGATTGGGGTGATGAGTGATAGTCTTGATTACGATGCATTGCCGGATCTATGATATTATCCAGGAAAGAGTTTTCCCACTACTTTAATGCGCTCAAGGAAGGACTAGGTAACGAGGATAGCCCTTTGTGGATACCGGACGAAGCAGAGGGTGGAGACCGAGGGCAGTGGTTTGTATGTGTAAAGCCAATTGGAGTTCATAGATTTAAATTTGATTACTATGATTGGTGCAACAAAACATTAAAGGGCCGTGTGCGTTGTTATAGCAGCGACTCAGATGATAAAAAAGAGTGGTGGGGCTTTACTAACAAAGAGGACATTGTAATATGGACGTTAAAGTGGATATAAGAAACATATTACCTGGCAACCATTTAGCATTAGAAAACGCTGCTATCTGGTTGCGCGAACATTTTAATGTTCCAGAGAACGAAACAATTTTTGAACGGTTTGAAGAAAACTTTAACTGTAGAATCGATGTAGACGATCGTAGAGATTACTGGATGCAACCTAACTTTGTTGTATTCGAAAACACTAAAGAACTTACAGCATTTTTGCTGAAGTGGGCGTAACATATTTTAAGGAGAATAAAAATGAAAGCTATTGTATGGTCGAAAGACCAGTGTCCATATTGCGTTCAAGCAAAGGCACTATTAGAAAGTCGAGGTATTGAGTTTGAAGAACGCAATATCATGCATGACTGGACCAAAGAACAACTATTAGAAGCAGTGCCAACTGCCCGCACATTGCCTCAAATCTTCTTAGACGAAGAATATGTAGGTGGGTTCACTGAACTTAGAACAAAATTAACAGAAAGCGTATAATGGAAGAAGGAAGAGTTTACACAATTAAATTGAATTCAGGCGAAGAATTGGTCGCTAAATTTATAGGAAATCGACAAGGTGGGTATGTTGCTGTTGACAATCCTGTAAGCATCGCACCCGGCCCACAAGGTATGGGGCTTGTCCCAAGCCTGTTTACTGCTGATCCTGCGCTTGAAGTATCTATAAATACTAATAGTATTGCAATGTATGTCGAAACTGATGACTCTGTTAGAATGAAATATACAGAAGCAACCACTGGTATCAAATTACCAGAGAAGAAAATATTAGTAGGATAAAAAATGCCATCAGTGCAGAGACAAGGCGATGCAAACAGTGCCGGGGGAGTAATTAAAGCCGGTGTCAACTCTGTGCGAGTAAATGGCAGACCGATAGCAACTGTTGGACTTTCGGTCACTCCGCATCCTTGTTGTGGAAAAAAGGGTTGCCCACCTGTGCATTGTTTTGCAAAAACATCAATAGGTGCAGGAACAGTTCGAGTCAATGGTCGCCCAGTGGCGTTGACAGGTAACAAAGACACATGCGGGCATGCAAGATCTGGCGGCAGTCCCAATGTTAAGGCAGTGTAATGGCTGGGTTTGTAAGTTCTGTTAATCTCATTGCCGGGGCAGGTATACTCGGTAATATTGGCGGCGTGGCATTGGCCGCTAACACTACTGCTGTGACAAACATTGCTACTTACGAAAGTCTTGGAGTAATTGGCCAGTTTGCCAATGTAGTATCAACTGGAAACGCTGTGTTATCGAGCAATATTTCTATTGCATTGAGAAATTTAGCCAGCAATACATTTCCTGCTGTGACAAATGCTGTGCCCAGTGCATACATAGGAGATCTAGGAAACACTCCAATAGGTGGTCTAACCGGCTTGCTTACAACCGAAATCGACAACATCATGGGCAACGGCGATCTTGGTAAGTTTGAACAAGTCATTGGTTCTGCAGAAGGTTTAGTGGTCAGCACAAACCAATTGATAAACAGTGTAGTGAATGCCAACAATTCCAGCAGCAATGCTACATATTCAACTCAGGACAATGTGTTGACCGCTGGCTTCAGTCAAATTACACAGGCATTTGAGGTTTTTAGTTTAGACATAGCCGATCTTGGACTTTCAATTGATTTCAGCGACTTACCTAATTTGGGCAGTCCCCAATCCTTGCTAAAACAAATATTTGTTCAGACGTCAGGTAGTGCAGAACTCAACACTGCATTGTTAACAGCAGGCATACCTCAAAATGTGTTAGATAATATAACTGAAATACCAATGACTGACGAACAGCAAAAACTTGCGTATGATGTTATGACCACTATCACTGGCACTGCATTGACAAAAATATTGCAACTTCTTCGTGTTACTACAGTAGGGTTAACAACCATGGCAGATTTGTTAAACCCGGTAAAAACTTTTTCAAGAAGTTTCAACACACTGACAACTCCAACCTCAAATGGTCTTCGGGGTATATACATCAATTCTTCCGGCGGTGTTAATAGCAATTTAGAAACAGAATTGCCCACATCAGTATTGACACCTATACAAGGATACCAAAATGTTCGTAATACATATTCTCAGTTAAGACGAATTATACCGCCGGATCAGGCTCTTGCGAACAAAGCATTACAAGCAGGATTACAACAAGTTAAATCAATTTTTAATTCCACAATGTCGTTGACCAGTGCAGCCACATTGGGATTAGAAAGCAACAAAGGATTAAACTTAATTAATTCATTAGCAGAACCTCTGCCTACTGAAGTAAGTGATTTTTACAAACAGACTTATGCATCAGGCACTGGCAACAATGGAACCTTGTTGCTAACTGATGTCATTGGAACTGCTGCTGGATGGCAAGTAAATGACAATTTATCAAATACTATAACAATATTAACATCATTGACTAACTCAGGAGATCTGAACACACTAACCAGCGGCACTAATGGCGTGTTCACTGTGATGCAGAATGCCATTAATGGAGTTTACGGTGTGCCCGATGGCATGGGTAATGTAATGACAATACCCGGCGGACTTCCTGCTGCTGGAACTTACAATACCTATGATGATGCATTTGCTGGACCAGGTTCTCCAGGAGTTGGATTGATTCCTGCTGCTTATTCTTTGATCGGTAACATTGTAGCCAACAACAGTTCAGCAACATCAAACACTAACAGCAGCTGGTCTGGTATTGCAGAACAGTTAAGTCTCGAAGCCACAAATACAGCATACGCAGGTATTGTATTTTCTGAATTACAACCGGGTATTGTGCCCAACAGCTTGGTCACTAATTTGCCTCAATACGGGCTTGACACTTCAGTAGGCGGAACAGCCTGGTATTTTGAATCAATTGCAAATACATCGTCATTGGGAGGGCAAGCAGTGATATCTGTCATGCGCGAAGCTCGTAACCAAGTTAGATTGCAAGAGGCCGGGATAGAAACAGACATAATTGTCAGCGACACTGTGGCCCAACCACAGGCCACGTTGAGCTCGGGGCAATACACAGTTGCTGAAGCAACAAGTCAAAAAATCATCTAAAACGCGGTTGACCATTAATTGGAAATCGGTTATACTATAACTACACCATCCCAATATCCCGCAAGAAAGGAGCCCGTAATGCTAAAGTATTACATTTTCCGTATTGAGTGGAGCCAAACAGATCATGACATGGTTATTGTGCAAGCCAAGAGTCGCGAGGCAGCAGAAGCGCATCTGAAACGCAACGGGGATCGCGGCCCCCGCTATGTTAGCTACTACGGGGCAGTTGACAAGCCCATAAAAGTAAACTAAAGTTTACATTTTGTAAACCCCGAAAAGTAATACTTTTGTAGTATTACTTTTTGGTTGACCGAAATTGCCCAATTTGCTATAATATACACATGTTAAAGCAAAAAGCCACTCGCAAGCGCCGCCAAGATACCAAGCATGTTGTCTACGTGATCACTAACACAGTGACACAAGAGCAATACATTGGTATTACAGTTTGCGGCCAGCAAGTTCGTAAAGCACTCAAAGTTCGTATGCAAAAGCATATCCGCCGTGCTCTTACCGAAGGCAAGAGCTGGGGTCTGTGCGAAAACATTCGCGAACACGGCGTGTCGGCATTCACTTACGGCATTGTTGAGTTTGTTCGTGGACGCAAGCCTGCTCATGCACGTGAGCGTGAACTAATCCGCGAATATGCGCCAGCTCTGAACACACACTAAAACGGTTGACCAAAAATCACCGTTTTGCTATAATATACACATAGAAAGCAAAAAGGAGCAGAACATGAAAGTAAAAGAATTGATAGAATTACTGTCGCAGTTTGATGGCGAGTCCGAGTTGATGATGTCGCAAAACGGTGGCGAGTATCACTCCGACATGCAGTTTTTGGAAGTAGAAGTGTGCGAAGGTGTTGTTTGGTTGAAAGACTAAGGAGAGCACTATGTCTAAGATTACACTTGAAAAAGGTTCATGGGGCGACTATACTGCATACATCGACGGTGTAGAAGTTCCACGTGAATCCGGTAGCATCAAACTTGATCGTGCTGATTTGCTGGAAGCAGTTCTTGCTAAAATGGGCATTGAAGTTGAAACTAAGTGGCACTACTATGTGACCCGCGAAGTGGATGGCAAAGAGCGCGGTGTGCGTGTAGATGGTTCCAGCACTAACATGAAAGTCTAACATGACTGAAACTCAAATTGCGGCATTGCTCAAATGGATTGATGCACAAACATACAGCAAAGCATCTGGCACATTCGGCGACTTCCTCGATGCAGTAGAACTGAAACTGTATTTGCCTGATGCTATTAACAAGATTTTGAAAGAGGTAAAATGAAAGTCTGGCTCGTCTTCCGCAATGAGAAAATCGAATCTGTGTTCCACACAAAAGAAACAGCAGAGATTTTTATCAAAGCATACGGCGGATGGAACACTTGGAAAATTGTCGAAAAGGATGTGATATGAAAACATTTACAATCAAAGGTTATCGCAACGGTGAATTGATGGTTGAGGAATGTTCAGTAGAAGAATCTGAAGTCCAAGAAGTCGTTGACGAACTCGAAGCAGAAGGTTTTGCTTGCGAAGTAGAGGAGAGCTAATATGTCTAAGATTACAGCCGCAGAAGCCCGCAAACTTGCAGGCCCCACTGTTCAAGAACGTGTAGATGAAGTGTATCCACTGATCCGCGAAGCCGCAGAAAGAGGCAAGCGTAGTATCGAACTGCATGGGTGGTGGGCCGACGAAGGTTATAGCAAAACAGTTGAATACAAACTGGCCTGCCAGATTCTCGAAGGCGATGGCTACACTGTAAAATTCTTTTATGCAGAATATCAGTTTGTTTCTATGTATACAACCGTGGAGTGGTAATAAAATGAACACACGAATCAATGAACTTGCCATCCAAGCTGGTGGAATCTGGCGGGGCGGTTTTGTAGATCATCCTAATGGCAGTAGTGTTTACACAGATCGAAAGTTTGTCCACGGTGGCGACATGGATGTGGAACAATTTGCCCGGCTACTTGTGAAAGAATGTAGTGAACTGGTAAAAGCCAGACTAAATCATATTCCTGATAATCAAGATGATTGGGATGGACATAATTACGGAGAAACTGCCGCGGTGTATGGAATATTGGATACATTCCGAGAACATTTCGGAGTTGAAGAATGACCAAATACTTTCACATCGTCCAAGTCCACCCCGTAGAGAACGGTCTGCCCAACTTGTATAAGGTTGAATTTGAAAAAGAGTTTGACACTGAGGACGATGCAGAATATTGGATCAAAACATTCAATTGGGGCAACAAAAGCCTGCGAGAGACCCATGGCCCCGATTATGTTCCTGCCCGCAAGGCAGTCTATGTAGGCTGTGTCAACGATGAAACCGGAGAACTTGTATGAACAAACGAATCAAACAACTTGCCGAACAGGCTGGCATTCAGTTTGGCCGTAATGCTACTTTGGATGGTAATGACATTGCTCGTTTCGTTACAACTTCTGATATGGAAAAGTTCGCCGAGTTGATTGTTCGGGAATGTATCACAGTTGCTCGTGGTGCTGATGGGTTGGATGCTACACACGAAGCGTGGTATTTGATTAAAGAACATTTTGGTGTTGACAACTAAATCTGTCACTGTTATACTACAGCATACAAACAAGGACTAGCAATGAACAAAGAAATTGAACTCCGGCCTGGCGAAGGCAACTACTATTGGGCAATGACATTCCACTGGATTGTAGTTGCCTTGCTGATCGTTCCGGTGTTTGTGGCACTGCTGATTGCAATCATTAATCCACTTTGGTTCCGCGATGACATGTTCCGTTGGGTTGAAAACGGAGTAAACAAACTCAGCCGTTGGCGTAATTACAAAAAGTATCACATCTATTTGGGCACTGATCCCAAACTGTGGCACACACTCAAAGGCGATTTAAAGTAATACTTGAGTATTACTTTTTAAACCCTAAAAACCCGCTAATCTGGCGGGTTTCTATTGACCAAAAATGCCCGATTTGCTATAATATACACATAGAAAGCAAAAAGGAGTAGAAAATGGCCCACTACACAGAACGCACACTCTACCGCATTTATGCCCGTAATGAAGACTCTGATCGTGTTGTTATGCACAGCACAGACATGAATGGCATGTATATGGATCGCTTTGATGACTTCGGGGCAATGAGCGTATTTGATGTTGCTAAAGTCCTGGACGTTTACGACGACGTTCGTCCTGAGATCAAAAGCGTTTCTAAAACAGAATTCAAACGCATCTTCGGCAAAGCATTCGTCCTTTGATTTTGGTTGACTAGAATTTACCGATTTGCTATAATATACACATACAGAAACAAAAGGAGCCAGCAATGACAGTCGCAGAACTTATCAAACAACTCCAGGCCCTGCCCCAGCATATCCAAGTTGAAGTCAACGACAACAACGGCGGTGAAGTATTTGCTATCGATCAAGTTGATTACTTTGCCGCTACAGAATACGATCCTGAGCTCGTAATCATCCAAGTTAACTGTTAAGGAAAAAATCATGAACTATATTAAACCAGAAGATATCAAATCCTATGTTGAACAAAATCCATCAGGGATCGCTGGTATGAGCGAAGAATTGGCTGCAATGGTAAATCATTTCGTCGAGTTGGCTTTGGTAAATGCCGATGATCATAAGCGTGAGATGAACACAGATCCAATTAACAAGCCGTTTGAATTGGATCCAAAGTTTATTGCCAAGTGTGATCAACTGGGTCGTAACCGCCGCCAATTTCAATAAGGAAAAATTATGACAATGCCCGCTGGAAAATATCTAATCATTGACTTGTGCTATGTCATGCACCCCGAGTGGCGTGAAGTTTGCGACTTGTTCTTCCCTGCCAACCATCCACCCAAAGGTGTAGAAGGTGAGTTCACACTGGCCGACGGTCGTCGCTTTGCCAGTTTTGCCACAGCCTATGGTGATGGTGAATACCGTTCAAGCATCAACACCAGCCACTCAGTGGACTCAGGATCGATTGGTTGCATCCGTGTGGAAGATATTCGCGACAAAGAATACACACCCGAGTTCCTGGCCAAGCTCGGTGCGTTTGTAGAATTCACAGAGCCCTTTGAAGTGTCAAACGATCAGGGCATGCTAACATTTGGCCATGTGCAGATCGAAACTGCCGGTGGCTACGATTGGGACGAAGAGGAAGAAGACGATGAGGGGACTGACCGCTGATTATAACTGCAAGCATTGCTCGGGCCTGTTCACTGCTCGAGTTGCAGACAGACAACGGGGTTGGGCTTTGTTTTGTAGCAAAAACTGTAAACAACACAGACAAGAACAAGGCCGCAAGATTTGGAAACTGCTAAGGAGAAAATAAAATGCCTTGCCAAAGTTATGACTCAAGTTGGGATCAACACGATAGCGATCGTGATAAAATCCGCGAACTAAAAAAACAAGCCGACATGTTGGCACGTATTGCCTGCAAAGCACTGCAAGAACTTGAAGACAACAAAATTGAAGACATGATCTTGCTTCGTGATGATGAAGTGCGTGAGTGGTGGCAAAAGCACAAGGAAGATGATCGCCGGGCCCGTGAAGCTCGCGAAGCAAAGGAACGCCGTGCGGCAATTAAAAAGGCCGCACTGTCTAAGTTAAGCGAGGAAGAAAAAGAAGTATTGGGCATTGCCAAGGCAAAAACAAAAAACTCTAAGATACCAGCGAATTGGTTGAAACGGGTTTATCAGGACGAGGACGAGGAATGATTATTACAGCATACAAATCTGTAGCAGACGGTAAGATCTTTGAAGATAAAGCAAAGTATCAAGCCCACCTGCGTAAACTTGCACGCCATCGTCTGGCTCAAAAGAAACTGCAAATTGCAGAAGCAGAGAAAGATGCGGCATGGGCAGAACTGTATGAGCGTGAGCAAAGCATTGACGACTGGTGCCAAATGGTCATTGACAACCAGCACTTGTTCTGGACCGAAGCCGCAGAAGGTGATCCCTACGATTGGCAGAATGTTGGCAAGAAGATCAGCCGTGGCAAGAACGCTATAGTCATGCCAATGCCGCGAGTGCTAAAAATCACCCACACTTTGCGTTGGGACGATAGCGTTAGCAACTCGCACTCATGCCCACACAACGGTGTCACATGCTGGAGTAGCAACGAAGCAAAAGACGGTCGCCCACGTGGTTATCCAGGTTGGGGCGGGCACATTGCGTGGCTTGTTGAATGGCCCCAAGAGTTCGACGGCGTCTACCTCGGTAGTGACTTGTTCTCCCGAGGCACATTCCGCACAGGTCGACAACGTGCTAACACAGGTACCGGAGGCGGTGGCGGTGGACACTTCAACAAGGAGTTCAACACTTGGTGCCAACGTCCCAGCTACGATTTCAAACTGTTTGCCGCAGACTGGCCCGGACTGGCTCGCTATCACACCAAGCGTATGATGTGGGATCGACTGGCCAACAAGGAATACGCATGATTAGATTCAAGTGGAGCAATGACGGTTTATGGTTCACTCGTTCGCACAAAGATGAGCAAGTGAATCACTTGTTTCGTATTGGTAGCACTGACTACAACGGCATGAAGATTTACGAAATCATCATTGGCAAACTTTTTATTGGATGGCGGGTATGAACGAAGTCACTGACATTATTGATCGCCCTATCCGTGTTGGCGACTTTGTTGCGTTTTATGCAAACGTTTACAAGGTGCTGGAACTTGGCAAGGTGCGTGGTAACGGTTCGGCTACAGTGAAGATTTTGCTTGCTGATCCAAGCCCTACCACTCGCCCTGTTAAAAAGTTCAGCAAAGAAATGTGCGTTATCCCTGCACAAGAAGTAACATTCTGGTTGCTAAAAAGGAAGAACTAATGAACAAAGTTGTTCGAGATGGTTTAGTTGCGGTGTTGTA